GCAACACCTAGACCTATGAGTCTACGATTGCGTTCCTTTTTTTGTAAACCTTTCCTATAGTTACTCAACCCATAGGTCTTTCTTCTATATTCTGCCTGTTTGCTCATTTAAAGACAACACCACCTCGTCTTACCAATTCATTTTTCACCTTTTGTTTTACCTTTGGCTTTATATTACTTGAATTATATCTTTCAATTAAATCTACTGTTGAGTGCGATTTAATATAATCATGTTGAATTGTTACTTTACCTGTTTGACGATCTCTCACCGCTTGACTTTTTGTTAATTTTACTGCCATTATTTTATCCTTTTTACATTACCTGTTTTGTTTGCCAAATAAGCAAACATTTCCACATTAGGAAATTCACGTTTTAAATCTAAGAGTGCATCCAAATTTTCTTTATGATCATCAAACAATCTTACTCTTGCGTATTTATTACTCTTTAAGTATTTACGAAAGATGATTGCCTTATTTGCTGCACTATTCTTTCCACCCATATTTCCTGCACGTTCAACATATACATTATCCATTGGTATACCGTGAGCTTCAAAGGTTTTAATAAATAAATCCTTATCGTCCATATCAGCCCTTGCTGTTACAACAATGACTCTTGACCCTTTAGCAGTAGCATTTTTAATAATTGCCTTTGCTTTTGCAATCATTTTGGCTATAGGTGTAGCCGTTTTATAGAATATCTTTGATGATCTAAATTCACCAAAATCAAAATATTCGTCCTTTCCAAGTTTATATGAATTAAAAGCTTGAGGTGTTAATACCTTCTCCTTCTTTGAATTCTTATTCTTTACAATAACACGAGCTTTTGAGATAAACATAGTATCGTCAATATCAAAGATCGTAAGACCTTTGTTGCTTTCTGTTATGTATTGTTTAAAATTTAGCATAGGTATATTATACCACAAAATGTGATATTTGTAAACACCTACTATTTATATAATTTATGTGCCAAACTTATTAAGCATGTCTAAAATATCTTGGTACTTGGCTGCTTCCATCAGCTCTTTTTCTACAGTTTCTATCATATCCGGATGTTCTGCAACACCAGCATGCGAACCTACTAATATTTCAACATTCATTAAATGTTTATCAATATGAGCCTTTGCATGTGTACGAACTGTATCAAGTATTTTACCTCTAAAATTATGCATTTTTATCTCCCAAATAGTTTTCTTCGTTTATATTCATTAATTGTATTTATTAATTCCTCGGTCCAGTTATCTCGGTCCTCTATAAAGACCTGAGGTCCTTCGTCACCAGCAATACAAACAACTAGTTGCTTAATTGGTTGACCTGTTCTCTCTTCCCACATAATTGCATATGCTGCACATTGCATGAAATAAGAGCTGACCCATTCTTTTTTCTTTGTTTTACGAGAGGTTTTCCAATCGATAATGGAATCAATTCCATTCCATTGTCCTACTAAATCAACACGGCCTGCCAAACCTAAATGCTTGGAATAAAGCGGAGCCTCTTGTTGGTAGACCTTTGTAACTCCTTCGTCAATAACAGGTTGGACATCTTTAAATGTTTGTATATTATGTGGCATTTCACCCTTTAAAAACTCAGGATCATTTGCTACATATTTCTCAATAATATTATGGACTGTGGTACCACGAGAGGAAGCAGTCCGAGAAACTCTATTTGCTTCCTCTTCGCCCACTCTTGCTCTCCATGCGCGAATTGCGTCTTCGGAAAGTATTGAGAGGACTGTGGTGACAGATGCGTATTTGTTACCTTCTGGGTCTGTATAGAACCTACCCTTTTTGCCTGTTACTGCTTCTAGATCATTATAACCTAAATCAACTGGTTCATGTATAAAATTCATAATCCTAAAAACATTCCTATTACTTTAAATGACAATAACATAAAGCCGAAAACCAAGATTTGTACTATTGACATAATAGTTACTTGTTTCATTGGATGCACATTTTCAATTTTCTCAATCCATGCCTCGTCGGGCGATAGATTAGCTACTTGTAGAAGCTTTTCTTCGGTTGTCTTACTCATAATTTGTTTTTCTCTAACATTTCTTTTGTCATAATAAAATCTCTAACCAATCCACTACGGACAATATCCTTCCATTCAAATTCTATATGGTTAAAGCTCTTCATATTATTAAGAATATTTATAAACGCATATAATCCACTTTTATCATTCTGTTTGACAAAGTCAGATTGGTAATAGTCGCCACATAAAATCACTTTACAATTCTTACCAATCCGTGTTATAATACTACACAATTCATGGAAGTTGCAATTCTGTGCTTCATCAACTATAACCACGGAATCATTAAGTGTAATACCACGTATAAAGGATGTGGTCATAAATTCAATATTATTAAATTGAATCATCTTTTTCCAAGCTTCTTTGTCTTGAAATAATTCATTAACCGTAGATATATATGGATCCATATATGCAGCTTCCTTTTCCTCTTTTTCGCCAGGTAGAAATCCCATATCTCTTGTAGGTAATGCACTACGTATTAGGACAACCTTTTCCAATGAATTACCTTTAGTGAGTACATCTTTTAATCCAAGATATAACGCAAGAAAGGTTTTACCAGTACCCGCAGCGCCACTTAAAATTAAATTATATTTTTCCTTATATGAATCAAAAACCCTTTCCTGGTTTTTTGTTAAAGGTTTTAAATTTTGTAGATGTTCGACTCTGAGTTTACTAGGTCTTTGCATGGAACTTTAATTCTTGTTGCCAGTTTTTCTTGTTGGTCTCATAGGTTTCTGATCCCTTTTGTACCAATATAATTCTACCGCCATCCATGTCAACCCTAATAGAATCAGTGGTAATAACGCCACCATATCTGTCATAAAATACTCCTTCAATTGGTCCTTCCTCGAGCATTTTTAAGCTCTCAATATGATTTACTAATTCACTTTTTAACATTTTTTCCTTTTGTTATAATTTCAAAATGATTGATTTTACCTTGATCAATCGCCTCTTTTAATTTCTCTTTTAATTCTTTTTGATTTAAATTAATTGCATCTTCTATATGATACATAACTGCTTTAACGATATCGCTCATTTTGTTTTAATATTATCTCTAAGCCTAGGTGGCATTCCACCCTTAATTCGATCCTGTACCTCTTTCCATCCATCACCAGCTCGATTTAATATTGATTTACCACCATCAAAATCCATACTTGGTGCTGTGTAAATACCTGATTTTAAATGTGGATTATCCTTTATAAATTGTTCCTTTTCGGAAAACTTCATAAAGTGATCCTCAACTTCTCCTGTCTCGGTGTTCATAAACTCATATGTTGGCATCTAATAATTCCTCTAACCTTCTTGTTGTTGTTGGTATATCAGAACATAAATATCTGAATACATACCAACATACAAATTCTCTGCTTTGTCTTTTATCAAACCAGGATAAGTTATCTATATAACTATTTAACCTAGTCAAAATACGCATGTCTTTTGTAATCCAATGATAATCAGGATATCCATGTGATATAATAGGGACCTCATGCATCATACATTCTATACCTGCTGTTGAGTTTTCTATGATTGCAACTCTTGTTTTTGGTAATACACTATGTATTGATTCGTACCCAGAAAAGACTTGATGTCCTACCTCTTCCCACTTTTCTATTTGTTTGTTTATACCACGTATTCTATGACTTGCTTTACGAATTCGTGGGTGTAACTTAATCACTACATTATCACGTCCTTCTAGCTTATCAACAATCATACAGGTCTTTTTCCAATGGTCTCCAAACCCAAAACCCATCACTGTTTCATCTTCAGGCATTTGGCCTACAACCAATATATGGTTATCCTTTACATTTTCAGCATCAGGCCATTGCTGCATAATGGAATCATCCCATTTATTTGCTCTGCGTTGAATCATATCTTGTATTTCATTCCATTCTGATTTATCCTCTTTGGTAAAAGCCCACCAACAAGGATCATCGAATGTAATTGCAGATGAGTTTGCATAACCTTCTCTACATATTTGAAAGTGTTTACTTGTAGGTGCTGTTGGTTTAAAGATAATAGAATTTTCTGGCATATCAGGCTCTAAATCTCTACAAGTGTGATTGTATATATGTAGGTCAGCTTCTTCAGTTTCTGATTCAGTGTGACCCATCATATCCAATGAATGTCGTATACAATCAGCGGCATATGAGAAATTACCTTTAAAGGTATATCTGTGTTCATGGAACTTATACTGCATGGAACCACTCTGGTGTTTGTCTTTTTGTCCAATCCATTTTAAATCTCTTTTGCTTTGTTTTATAAAAATTTTGATATGTGGCAACTGCATCGATACCACCCAGTGTTGGTACCAGACATTCAGGATTTGATTGCATTGCCAATTTGAATGGTGTTCTACCACCAGCTCTATTGATATTTTTTGGTATTTGTTTTAGTATATCTCTGAGTTTTGTTTCTGTTGAATGCACTTTACCATAACGATATGTATATTCTTCGCATAGAGCGATAAAGTGTTCATAATGCCATGTATAATTGCAACAACTCTCGCGTGTCCATACAGAACATGGATGGTTAAAGTGTACTGCTTTGTACATAATATCTTCTCGTTCATCATCAAGTTTATAATAATTGACTGTGGTTTTACCTGATTTGGATGGTCGCCTTTCAACTGTACCATCGATCATGCGATGTGCCGTAGAAAGCATTTGACCTGATTCAACAATCATTTTGACAACGTGTTTGTCGCACTGTTCTTGTGCAGCAATTACTGGGTCATTATTTAGTATAAAGATATTCATGCTGCTTGTACCAAATGCTTACACGTACCTCTGAATTTAAATCCAGGACATGAGCACTTTTCATTATGTATTATATAGGTATTACCATTACTACCTTCGACTGTGATTGCACCCTCTGGTAAATGCTCTTCTCGTTCACCAATTAAAACAAATTTTCTTCTTGCTTTGGAGAATTGTTTAATTGGTTTTTGAAACTCTTTGTATGGTCCACCAGGAGCCATATATCCCACCAGATAACCCGAGCTGTTGACATAATAGTAACCATTACTGACTTTTTGGTCACCCCATTCTGTTATTTCTTTTAGTATTTGTATCATAATATAGTGTATTATACCACATCTAGGTTGCAATGTAAAGTGTTTGTGCAAAGGTTCTTAACAATAATGCCAATCCTATACCATTTAATAGTATTAATGCACGGTCTTTCCATAATAAACCTACGATTAGCCAACCTGTTACTCCTATAATAGATACCAATAAATCTATTGTTTGAAACCCTTCAAGGCCTCTTATTGACATGCCTACTAGGATAAATAACGACGCACCCCATTTTACATACCATGATAGGTCTTGTTTAGGCGTAGCTGATTTGTATATTCGCTTGGAATTAGCAATTTCTTTTGGATCAAATTTACTCATAATTTAAAATAAGGGTCCAAAAAGGACCCTTATTATTATCCTTTTTGAATGTGTGACATCTCCTCAATGTGTTGTTTAATATATTCTATTTTTTTCTGCATTTGATATGCACGGACATCTTGCCCTTTTTTCATTATTTTCCTCTGATAATATAGTGCCTCTTTTTCATCTTTTTTAAGGCGTTCAACTTGAATAACCATAAGCGTTTCCTCATTGTTAGTGAATTGAACATAATATAATAGATTTTTGGGTCACCTCCTTTTTATTTTTTTATCAAATTTGGAAAGGTATCTTGTATTAATTTTTTTGTAATACCTTTATATTTTAGCGACTTATCTTTCGCCGCTATTACTAATTCTGCTTCTTCTTTATTAAGTGATTCCAATAGAGTAAGGAACATGCCTTCTCTACGCAATGCTGGTGTTTCATTTGCTATTGGACCTTTAAAAAAATATTTAAATCTTCTGTGACCTCTATGTAGGCTTAAGTATTCGTGACCTATAGGAGCATCGTCCTGTTGGTATGTTGGGGCACCAGCTGGTAATACTGTTACGATATCATCGTCAAAGTTCACTCTTAATATATCCAAAAGAGCTGGTGTTTTATTTTTACGCAAATATTCTATTTTATCTGCCTTCTTTGTGTGTTTAGAAGCTTCTGTTAAAACTTCTGATATTAATTTTTTAGCCATTGTAAAATTCCTCTACTACTTCAATCAAGTTAGTACATCTTTTCTTTATTAAATAATTCAGAACACGCATTCTAGGTGCGACTTTCTGACCGTTAAAATTATTTATAATACTTTGTTGCGTATCCTCAGGGATTTCGGACAAATCTATTAATTTTTTATTACGTTGATAGTTACGATATAACTCTTCTGGCATGACCTCTCGTAATCTTTCAGCATTATGAATCCAATCATCAATCCTTGTTTGTCTTAAAGGTGTTTGTTTTGCTTCTGTAATAAATGTATCATCACCAGACAATACATTAGGTACGCCATCACCAGCATCACCTCTGAATACATGATTCCATAGGTATGTTCTTGGATTGGAGTCACCAACCATTTTCTTTTGAATAGGGCTGAATTGTTTTACATTAGAATATTTATGTAATTGAATAAAGTCTTTGTCTGATGATACAATCATAACAGGTTCATGTTGACCAAACTCTTGTGTTTGCATAGTAAGAGTACCAATAATATCATCTGCTTCACAACCATCCATATGTATTACTTTGTATGGAAGGTATTCTTTAATTTCGTCACGTACTAAATGTAATATTCTAAATATCTCTGTCCAATCTAGACTTGATTCCTCTCTGCCTTTTCTTCTGTTTGCTTTATAGTTTGGAAAGAAATCTCTACGCCATGTATTCATACCATCGGCACATATAACCATTTGGCCATATTCATTACGATACTTCTTATTGTACATACGAATACTATTCAGTATCATATGTCGTATCATTTGTTCATCATTTAGTTTTTGCACTATTATATTTGATAGTGCGATTTGAGAATAATCAATCAGTATCATTATCTTCTGGGTCCTCGGGTGTGAAAGTAAATTCCATATCGCCATCTTCTGGTTCAAATAAGATTTCGTACTTATCTTCCAGGTCAACTCTTGCTGCATCATTTTGTTGATTCATGAGCTTAATTTTGGCATATAGTCTGTCCATTTCCTTTTGTAAGGCATGGGGCATAAAGTAATAGCGATTCAACATTGCATTGATTAGATTCACAATAACAAACATGTCTCTTGATTCCTGGAAGGTTTCATCACGGAAATTCATTTCCATAAATTGTTGTGATACCTCACCCGTATTAATGAATTCTTCCATTACCTCAAGTAAGAAATGAGAGGCAGCTATGCACTCATCACTTGCCTCTTCCAGGACTGCATGGTCATCTTTAACCTGTTGTGCTTGTTCTTTGTGTTTTAGTTCGTCCTTTGTAGGGAACTTTAATATTTTCGCCATAATAGTACTATTATATCATACTTTTATTCATCTGTAAACAAATTTTTAACACTATTTGTACCAATTCTACAGTTAATAATACCATTATAATACTTTTCGCTTAAGAGTACTTCGCGTTGGAATTGTTCTTTTGTTTCAAGGTATGCGCATTCGCCTTTTGATTTGCAGAGATGTATAATTTCTCTATGGAAAAAGTCCTCTCCCATATCTTTAACATCTTGTTGTAGGTGTTTATTAGAACCGTAGTATGTACGCCAATCAGATTCAACTTTTAGTTTTTTGCGTCTCTTACGAGTTTTTGTAATAGGTAGAGTCTTTGCCGACCAAAAGAATTTCTTACCGATATATTGTTTTGCATTGCCTCTATTCGTTATACAATAAACAAATCCATACCATATATCAGGAGTGAATTCTTCTGGAGGTTCGAAAGTTCTTCCTTCGTATATCCAATTATTCATTAAAGTTTAATTCATCCATATCATCGTCGGCTGGTTCGCCACAATGAGGACAAAAGTTAATTTTGGTTTCTCGGTCGTCAGGTTTAATAACGATTCGTGAGTAGCAATATTCGCACTCTAAAATCATAAAGTCCTTTGACCAATTTCCCATTTCCAAAATTCATCATATCCACCAATTGCTTCACCATCAATAGTGATTTGTGGAAATGTTCTTGCTGTTGGAAATTTTTCCATTAGATCTTCTCTTGTAAAGTCTTTGTCTAATTTTTTGTATACAAATTCTGCTTTTATTTTTTCTGCCAGTGCTATTGCTTTGTCGCAATATGGACAATGATCTTTACCATATATCTCTATCATTGTGGTAACCCCGCTTCTATAAATGCTCCAATTGTTTCCATATCTTGAGCTGATAACATTCCAGCTTGAGCCCACATAGTACTACTCATTGGTCCTACCTGTTCTCTGTTTTTATATTGAACAAGTTTACCGACAATATATGATTTATCTCTTCCTTGTAAGCTTGGAAATGGTCCCATTCCACCACCATCTGCTCCGTGGCAAGCTGCACATCCAGCCCATAAACTTCTAATTGAACTAAACTCATCAGCGTTTGCTAATGCTTGTTTTCTCTGTTCTATTTCAACTACTGTTCCATATGTTTTTACATATTCCTCATAGCACTCACCATAGCATGCTGTGTTTCTTTTTCCACCCTTATACTCTAGATTATTGTAGGCCATTGCAATTGTTGCGACCATTGTTAAACAAATTGTAAATATATATCCTTTCATTATGTTCCTGTTGATGTGCTAGTTGATGTTGATGTACCACTGCTAGTAGTTGTAGGTACAGTTGTTGTGGTTTCATCCATATTTTCTAGCTCTTCAATGATTTCAGCTTCTGTTTGAGTTGATGTACCATTTAAAGCTTGACCTACTGCTGTAAGTACTGCTGCTGTTTGAGTTACCTTAGTAACATTAACAGCTGAGTCTGATATTGATTGTTCTATTACAGGTTCTTCTGGTTCAGGATCAACCTCTTCCCAAAGGTTACCATCCCATGCCCAGAGTAATGCTATTAATACTATTATTTCCATATATTTCTCCTAAAATTATTTATAAGCTTAAGCCACTAAGTGTATCATCATTGACATCTTGTTTTACTCCACCAACCACGTATGAACTAATTTCTGTTTCTTGTGGAGCAACTTGTACATTACCGCCTGATATCCATTTCTCTGTCCATGGTAGTGGATTCATTTGTGGTACAGTGTATGGGCATGCCAATCCTAGAGCTCTCATACGTTTACATCCTATCCATTCTATATAGTCACACAGTATTTGCTCATTTAATCCAATCATTGAACCATCAGAGAATAAGTATTTAGCCCATTCTTTTTCTTGTTCAATAACCTTTACAAATAGATTAATAACTTCTTGTTCCTGGTCCTTTGCAATTTTTGCAATCTCTGGATCCTCTTTGATTAAATTTCTAATCATAATCGTGGTACCAGCTAGATGGGTATTTTCGTCTCTTGCAATGAACTTAATAATCTTTGCATTACCTTCCATCTTTTTCAATTCAGCAAATGCCCACGAACAGGCAAATGAAACATAAAACCTAATACCTTCTAAAGCATTAGCACTTATGAGTGACATGTAAAGAGATCGTTTGTGTTCTCTTTTGTTTGTGGCAGAA